AAAAAGCTGAGAATTGGTAGCAGTAATAAATGACTGAGGTATGATCTGATAAAGCTCCTCGTTAGTGTCTATTGGCCCGTGATCAGGGCCAAAAGAACCAACATAAATGCCGATAGCAGGAAACCTACCCCTATCATCGGTAAAAACAACGGGGAGACCACAATCACCCGTAGTCCCAGGTGAGCCAAGATGACTAACAGTTCCTTTAAAAGGTTTTCCACGCAGGATAAGAGGGATATTAGAGTCTTCCGCACCATACTTAATACACTTAGGGCCGTAAAGCATGCAATTTTCGGAAAAATTACTGAACAACTGGTCGGAAGAAACCAAACCAGAATCAGAATTTTTAAAAATACGACCTGCAAGCCTAACCCGCCCCTCTGGGATTTCGTTGTAAAAACAACCAATGGCCTTAAAAGGAAGGTCACTAATGTTATGAACAATACGAACAAGATCACCATCACCATCACCAAAACTAATTTGAATCGGAGAGATAGTAGTGGCATGTTCAACCCAAGCTGAAGTATCCGTGCGATAAACACTAACAATGACTTTCATTCTGCCACTAGAATCCCACTGAGGGTCACGCACAAAATGAGAACACGTAACAAAAGTTTTCCCACAAATCAAAAGACCATTAATCTTATTACACTTCTTCTTACCGTCCTCTTCGAAATATGCAGCGATCTTACAAACACGAGATGTTTTTACACGATTCTGAACGCCAGCGAGAGCGGCAGTAACATCATCAATACCCATCCCATGAGCCCTAGGACAAACACCCTTCGAAGTATTCAAATTGCTATTATCACGAACAGCAATATCACCATTATCACGAATCCAGTAAGGAACACTTGAAGCGTGGCTAGAAGCATCGGTTGCACCACGGGTCTTAAAAGTCTTAGGAACAGGTTCAGGCTTATCTGACCACAGAGAAAGAATCTTATTCAAGATGGCGGCACTACCAACAACTCCACAAAGTGAGGCACCAACCATCAACTTTTGCCTATGCGCTTCAGGAAGCTGAATAAAATAATTCGCCCTCCAAGAATCACGCAAAGACATAAG